ATGCCGGAGCTGCCGCCGGAGGACTTTGAGGTGCTTGAGGAGAACTGGCCGGCTGTCGAGATGTTCCTGCGCCTCCAGACACAGTGGCGCACCACAATGAGCGGCCTGCTGGGCCTCGATTATGGGGCTGTGGCGTGGCTCCTTAGACTGTACGAAGTAGAAGACCCGCGCGCGCTGCTGGAGGATTTGCAGGTGATGGAGGCCGCGGCGTTACTCAGCATGAACAGGAGCAGCTGACATGGCAATGAACATGGATGCCATGCTCCGCATCAAGGCGGATGTTCAGGGCGAGAACAACATCCGCCGGCTCGGCAACTCGATGCAGGGCCTGCAGGGCCAGGTCAAGAACGCTGCATTGGGCTTTAGCAACCTGAAGGGCGCCGTGGCTGGCTTTGGTGCTGCGATCGCTGGCAGTGCGATTGTGGCCGGCCTGACGGCTGTGGTGAAGCAGTCGATTGACGCAGGCGATGAGCTGTTCAACCTGCAGGCCAAGACCGGGCTAGCAGCCAAGCAGCTAATCGGGATCGGCAATGCAGCCAAGCTGGCCGACGTGGACATGGCCACGCTTGGCAAGGGCCTGACCAAGCTCAATATCAACCTAGTCAGGGCTGCTGAGGGCAATGATGCTCTGGCCCGGCAGTTCCAGGCGCTGGGCATCAGCGTGAAGGATGCGAACGGCAACGTGGCACCGACTGACAAGGTGCTCGGCCAGATCGCGGATCGCTTTGCGGACATGCCAGATGGCGCGCAGAAGGCGGCCGCGGCGGTGGCGCTGTTTGGCAAGGCCGGCGCTGATCTGATCCCGCTGTTGAACGAAGGCGCGGACAGCATGGAGCAGTTCACCTACAAGGTGAGCGAAGACTTCGCGGCGCGCTCTGACCTGTTCAACGACACGATCACAGAGCTGGGCATCAAGTCGCAGGGCTTCGGCATGGAGCTGACTGATGCGCTGCTGCCTGCGCTTCAGTCGATCCTTGAAGTGTTTGGCGAGTTGTTCGACACGAAAACCGACTGGACTGCGCTCTTTGATGTGATCAAGGTTGGCGTGCGTTCACTTGCGGCGGTCTTGCTGGCGCTGGTGAAGCTGGTTGATGAAGCCGTGCGGCTCATCGGCAGCTTTGCCAAACGTGCTCAACTAGCTTTCTCTGGCGACTTCGCTGGTGCAGTCGCAGAAGCCGATCGCTTTGGCAGCGGTTTCATGAGTCGTCTTGATGACAGCAGGCGGCAATTTGAGAAGCTGTTCACAGACGCGCCATCTCCCGGCACTGGCCGCCGCAGCAGCGGACGGGGCCTAGGTCTGGACACGTCAGCCGCAGACAAGGAAGCAGAAGCCGCAGCCAAGCGTGCAGCAGCAGAGGCCAAGCGCGCCGCTACAGAGCAGGAACGGCTAGAGCAGCGCCGGCGTGATCTTGGCCAGCGCGCGCTGGACCTACAGCAGCAGCTACGCGAGAGCTTGGAGGATCTCAACGCTGCCTACGCCGGTGTTGGTGCAAATGAGTTTGAGACGCTGGCACTGCGGCGCAATGAGGCGATTGTCGAGAACAACCGGCTGGTCGATGAGCTGACCCGCGACGTGGTGAAGCTGGCGCTGGAGATCAATGAGGCCGGCGGCCAGATCGACATCAAGCCTTTTGAGGATCTGATCAACGCGATCTCAGAGGGCAACGTCGCGCTCGCGGACAAGGAGTATCAGCAGGGGCTAAAGGAAATCGGTGATAGCGCAGCGGAAGCTGCGATTGGCCTGCTTGAGTTCACCGATGCTGCGGAAGCACAGCAAGGTGCCATCAAGGGCGCACGCGATGGCATCACGGCCTATCTGGAAGGCGTTGGCTCGTTGGCTGAGAACATCAGCAACTCGCTGCAGAACGCCTTCAAAGGGATGGAAGACGCGATCGTCAGCTTCACGATGACGGGCAAGTTCAGCTTTAAGGATTTCGCGCTGTCGGTGATCGAGGATTTGACGCGGATGGTGACGCGGATGCTGATCATTGCGCCGATCCTGCAGTTCATCCAGAGCCTGATACCTGGTGGACCACTGGCGACTGCAAACAAGAACTTGAGCGGCGTCGGTGCGCTCTCCGGCGGCAAGCTGTTCTCGGGCGGCCTGTTCGCCAACGGCGGCACGTTCACGAACGGCATTGTCAACAGCCCCACGCTGTTCAAGTTCGCCAACGGTGGCGCCGGGCGGCTGGGCCTGATGGGCGAGGCTGGCCCTGAGGCGATCATCCCGCTGAAGCGTGGCCGCGATGGCAAGCTGGGCGTAGCCGGTGGCGGTGGTACCAGCGTGGTGGTCAACGTGGACGCCAAGGGCACCAGCGTGCAGGGAAACAGCGGCCAGAGCGAACAGCTTGGACGTGCCATCTCGCAGGCTGTGCAGGCAGAATTGGTCAGGCAAAAGCGGCCTGGCGGCCTGTTGGCGGCGTAACCCATGGCGACCTTTACCTATACACCAAGCTTTCAAGCCACTGAGAGCAGCGCCCCACGGGTGCGCAAGTTTCAGGCTGGCGATGGCTATGAGCAGCGCATCCGCTTTGGCCTCCACACGGATCCGAAGAAGTGGAGCCTGACTTTTGCCAACCGCGATGACACCGAGCGCGATCAGATCACGGCGTTCCTTGAGGCACGCGGTGGTGTGGAAAGCTTTGACTGGACGCCTCCACGCGGCACCGCTGGCAAGTACGTCTGCGAGGAGTGGCAGGTGACGCTTAGCAACTGCAACAACAACCAGATCCAGGCAACCTTCCGCGAGGTATTTGAGCCCTAATGGCTGTCCCCTTTTCAGACCTTCAGGCGATCGCCCCCAGCTCTGTCATTGAGCTGTTTGTGCTGGAGCTGAACGTGCTGCAGCATGGCGTGGCAGACACCTACCGCTTTCACGCTGGCAGCAACCTCAACGCCAACGGCGAGGTGGTGTGGGATGGCAACAGCTACCTGCGGTTTCCGGTCGAGGCCGATGGCTTTGAGTACACCGGCAACGGCCAGCTGCCGCGTCCAAAGATCCGTGTCGCCAACATCCTGATGCACAATCACGGCACTACTGCTCACTTTGCCAAGCGGACTAGAAGGCGCCAAGGTGACGCGCATCCGCACGCTGGCGCGATACCTCGACGCGGTGAACTTCCCCGGCAGCGTGAATCCCTACGGCACGCCAGACCCTACGGCTGAGTTTCCGCGTGAGATCTACTACATCGACCGCAAAACAACCGAGAACCGCGACGTGGTGGAGTTTGAGCTGGCGGCTGCGTTTGATCTGGCTGGCGTGAGGGCACCGAAGCGACAGTGCATCGCCAACATCTGCCAATGGGAGTACCGCTCCGACGAATGTACCTATGCCGCGTCTGTGTATTTCGCAGATGACGACAGCCCCATTCACACAGGCAACGGCGCACCTTCAGCTGGAACAGGTGTGGACGGAGACTACTACTACGACCTCACAGGCAATCTCTACTACGGTCCAAAGGAGGCTGGTGCGTGGGGCACTGGCGTCAGCAAAAGCGGCATCTCAGCTGTAGACATCTGCGGCAAACGTCTCAGCAGCTGCAAAACACGTTTTGGTGCAACGGCACAGCTCCCGTTTGGTTCGTTCCCTGGCATTGGAGCGTTCTTCTGATGAGCTGGCGTGACGCAGCCCTAGAGCACGCCAAGACAGAAGCCCCGCGCGAAGCCTGCGGGCTGGTGGTGGTGGTCAAGGGGCGCGAGCGCTATTGGCCCTGCGGCAACCTCTGCACCGGAACTGATCAGTTCATCCTTGACCCTGATGACTACGCCGCAGCTGAGGACGCTGGCGAGATCGCTGCGGTGGTTCACAGCCACCCGGTAACGCCTCCAGAGCCCAGCCAGGCGGATCTGGTGGCCATTGAGCGCAGCTGGCTTCCTTGGTGGATCGTGAACCCCAAGACGGAGCAGTGGAGCGCCGTCCTGCTGCCCACCGGCTACCGCGCCCCGCTGATCGGCAGGACGTGGGCGTGGGGCCTGACGGACTGCTGGACGCTGGCGCGGGACTGGTACGCCGAGCAGGGCCTGCAGTTGCGTGACTGGGAGCGCCCATTGACGCCGGAGCAGTTTGAGGCGCAGCCGATGTTCGACGCCTGCTGGCGCGAGGCCGGGTTCCGCGAGTTGGAAAAGGATGAGCAGCTGGAACGTGGTGACCTCGTGCTGCTGAGCATCAGCGGACCGGGGCTCAACCATTGCGGCGTGTATCTGGGCGATCAGCTGCTGCTGCATCACATCAGAGGTCGCCTCAGCAGCCGAGATCTGTACGACGGCTGGCTGATGAAATGCACCGGGCGCAGGCTACGGCATCCTGACCTGACTACAATGGGCGGAGGCTAGAGCGGGCCATGCTGCGGAAGATCCGGGTGTATGGAAGGCTGGCCAAGTTTCTTGGGCGGCGGGTGCTTGAGGCTGATGTGGCCACCGCTGCCGAGGCCGTGCGGTTCATGGTGACAAACTGGCCGGAGCTGGAAAAGCACATGGCCGACCAGCACTATCGAGTCACCGTGGGCGGCTATGAGCTGAGCGCAGAAGAGCTGCACGATCCGGCTGGTCAACAAGACATCAAGATCGTGCCGGTGCTGGCCGGTGCTGGTGCTGTGGGGCGGATCATTGCGGGAGTGGCTTTGATTGCTGTGTCGCTACTATTTGCGCCAGCGGGGGCGTTGGCGGGCGGCCTCTTTACATTAGGAGCCCAAGCAGTCCCGATTATTGCTGGCATCGGTTTAAGCCTTGTCCTCGGCGGCGTTGCGCAGCTGCTGACGCCTGTTCCGAGTCTTTACGGCAGCTCCAGCTC